ATGAAAAAGAAACTGAAGAAAATATCATTAATATTTATTGCGGCAGTCGGCGTGTGCTTTGCGGCACTGTACCTCTACTCAAGTGATTACTACCGTGCAGACGAAACTGCGATAAACACTCTGGAAGATACAGAAAGTGTGTCTGTGGAAATAACCGATAATATGGCGATTTTCCGCCCTGAAAATATAGAGGCAGGATTGATATTTTATCCGGGCGGCAAGGTGGAGTACACCGCATACGCACCGCTTATGCATAAACTGGCAGAAAACGACATAGCCTGTGTTATAACCAAAATGCCTTTTAACCTAGCGGTTATGGATATAAACGCAGCAGATAAAGCCATCGAAAGAATTGCCAATGTGGACAGATGGTATATTGGCGGACACTCTCTTGGCGGCAGTATGGCGGCAAATTATCTGGAAAAATCTGAAAGTAACTTTGACGGCCTTGTAATGCTGGCGGCTTATTCCACGGCGGACTTATCCGACAATGAGGTGAAAACGCTCTGTATCCATGGCAGCGAAGATAAGGTGCTTAACTGGGACAAACACACTGAATATATGGAAAATCTTCCTGAAAAGGCGAAGTGCTGTGTTATAGAAGGCGGCAACCATGCACAGTTTGGCAGCTATGGCGACCAGAAGGGTGATGGCGAAGCGACATTAACGGCGGAAAAACAGCTGGAATATACTGCTGAAGCAATTATTGAATTTATACTTGATTGATAAACGACACGTTTTTAAATATAATATGTCGATAAATTTGACAAAAACGGTTAAATATTATAATATATAATCTGCACGAAATTTACAGAAAGGGGATGGAGATATGTCAATCACAGTCAACCGTGCCGCAAGACACGAATACTTTGTACTGGAAACATACGAGGCAGGCATCGAGCTTTTCGGCACCGAAATCAAATCTATCCGCAATGGTTCTGTAAACCTGAAAGAGTCCTGGGCAGATATCCAGAACGGCGAAGTTTTCGTCTACGGTATGCACATCAGTCCATACGAAAAAGGCAATATCTTCAACCGAGACCCTTTCCGTGTACGCAAACTGCTTTTGCACAAAAAGGAAATCAACAAGCTTTACGGCAAGCTGAAACAGGATGGTCTCACCCTTGTTCCGCTGTCCCTTTACTATAAAGGTCCGCGTGTAAAGATGGAACTTGGTCTCTGCAAAGGTAAAAAGCTATACGACAAACGCGATGATATTGCAAAACGTGATGCACAGCGTAATATCGACCGTGCGATGAAAGATTTTAACCGACGTTAATCTTCACAAACTACTGTCAAAAACGGTAAATCCGTTTTATATATGGGGGCGTATTGGCTTCGACAGGGAGTTTGCAGTGAGGGCAGCAGGTAGTGGTGGGGCAGCACTTTAATCGCCTCGAAAAAATAAACGCTAATCGTAACGAATTAGTAGCTGCTTAATTAACAGCAGCCGTCATGCCCTGTTTTCTATCGGCAGGGGTCATGGCGTGACGCAGATAGAGCCCGTGAACGAGCCTAAGCTTTGCGGCACGTCACGCATTTATGAAGCTACCGACCATACAGCCTGTTTATCGGCTTGTATGCGGGGGAATCTCTGTAGATAAACTAAACTTGTAGATACCGTCATGAATAGCTTTTTGGACACGGGTTCGACCCCCGTCGCCTCCACCAGCAAGAAAACCTTGAAAATCCCTTAAAATAAAGGGTTTTCAAGGTTTTTTATTTTCTCATTTTTTAACAAATCCCGCACATTATCCCGCACTTTATGGCGCAACATTATGCCTTTTCCTCTTTGGTGTCCAAAATGTCGGTAAAAATACCCTCGATAAGATTGGCTGTTTTCTTATCTTCGCCTGTGAGCTGGTGGCCATAAATACCGAAGGTATCCATATTTTTGGAATGGCCGACAAGCTGCTTAACAGAACCTTCAGGGAGATTTTTAACGATTGATACAAAGGTGTGGCGAAGCTCATAAAGAGATGTTATAGTGATGCCGTTAACCTCGCAATACTTTTGCCAGCGGTGGCGGAAAGTTGAGGTACTGGCAATGTCAAATATATATTCAGTCTCAGGCTTAAGTTCCAGTTGCGCATGAATGATATCGTATGCAGTCTGAGACAGATAAATTGTTCGAGTGGCGTTTTCATTTTTGCCTGGTGTAAATTCATTCTGCACGTTTATAGAACCTTCTATATGCAGAGAATAGCCTTTGAGGTTCTTTGCTTTAAGAGCACGGAGCTCCCCAGGACGAAGGCCAGAAACAACGGCGAAACGGTAAGCATAGATATATTCATCAAAGCAGCGGCTGCCTCGCAGAACGGTTGTGTCTACATTGAACAGCTTTATAATATCTGCAGGCTGCAGTATGGTTTTAGGCTTTTTACGGGCACCTTTTGGAATGGATAGGTCTTCAGGGTAAAGCGTGGTAACCTTTTTCTTGCGGCAGAACTTCAAAAATGCGGATATGGTATATCTGATGTTTTCCAGCGTTTTCTTTGAACGGAAAACATTGTTGCCGTCAACGTCCTTTGTTTTATAGGCCTTGTTGATTATACTCTGTAAATCCTGCTCGGTTAGAGAATCAATCTTTTTATTTTTGAGGGCGGGACGGATGAAATTTTCTATGTGATATTTTTCTTTGCGCAGATTGGTGGAAGAGGTTTTCTCCTCTACATCCTTAAGATAGTCGTCCAGTAAATCCGTCACCTTTAACCGTGCATTGAATATGCCGTCGTCAAGCCACGCGTCAGCTTTTCGGTTGGCTTCCCGCTGACCATTTCGGCCGGGGATAGAGGAGTAAAAAGATTTTCGTTCACCGTCTTTTTGTACGTCGATACGCCAGTGTTTTTTCTTTTCAACCCAGCTGGCAGTGTTGGTCCGTTTACCCATAAAAAATACCTCCATTTGTATTTGGGTGCACTTGATAAACCCATACAAATGAGGTATACTATTCTTGTTCGGGAGTTGTATACGCTCATTCGTATCGGCTTCTTGCAATGGCTCTTGGTGGTGGTAGCACCGAGGGCCTTTTTTATTTATAAAATTTTATCTTCTGCAAGCTTTTTGAAAAGTCTTGCTGTGTCATAGCAATCGCTCAATGCTCTGTGTTCGTTGTTTCTCGCAATACCATAGTAACTGCACAGGGTATCAAGTTTGTGGTCTTCCACGTCGTAGTCAGAATTATAATCAATGACGTATTCTTCCCACTCCTTGTCATATTTATATTTTGGTTTTTTGAGCATTTTCTGTGCAATCTGCATTGTGTCAAAATACTTGCGTTTATCAGAAACAATATCGAGGCCACCGCGGCAAAGGAACTTGAAATCAAATTCAAAGTTGTGTGCTACAAGGTTATATCCAAAGATAAACTCCTGCAGACTTGGAATAACTTCATAGAGCAGAGGAGCACCATCGACCATATCTTCGGTTATTTTATTTACTTTGGCGGCTTCCTCTTTTATACCTTTTGTAGGGAAAATATATGTTTCAAATATTTCCACAGGGATGAAATTCTCGAATTTTATTGCGGCAATTTCTACAACATCATCATGAACTGCTGAAAGCCCGGTGGTTTCAATGTCTACAACTACAAATTTACCGAGTTTTTCAAGAGAACTTTTGGCAGTTATATTTGAGAAATTGAGGTCTTTAAGAAAAGAAGTTTGCTGTACCTTTATTTTATTGCTACTGCGAATTATATTGCACTTAGGCAAAGAACATAATTTGTTCCAATCATCTTCAGCTTTTCTTTTCTTTTCCTGCAGATATCGCTTGCGGGCTTCTTCAATCTCTCTTTTTTCAGAGGCTTCGCAGTCTGTGCAAATTCCTTTGTGATTAACCTTGAAAAACAACCCGTGTTTACCACATTTTATACACTTGGCCATAGTAAACTCCTTTCTTAAAACTTTGCTCGCAGTTCGATAACTCTGCCGAGAATGCGGACAGGAAGTTGTTCGATATCTTTGTTTGTATAGTGCATCGGCAGATATTTAGGGTTGTTGCTTATAAGAGTAATGCCGTCCGGAGACTTGGAAATCTTTTTACAGGTTGCCTCGTCACCGTTGACCATAACAACTGCAATATCTCCGTGGTCTACGTCAGTCTGCTGGCGACATATAACAATATCGCCTTCTTCCATCTTCGGTTCCATACTGTCTCCTTTGAGCTTCAGTGCAAAGATAACATCGTTTTTGGCCCAATCTGCAGGAACATCTTCCCAACCGAGAACGTCTTCCTGAGCCATTATAGGAACACCTGCTGCTACACGGCCGAGGATAGGAACTTTTACAAAACCTGATGTGTTTTTAGGATATATGTCACTCAAAGAAAGCATATTCTGCAGAGGATTATCCTGTTTTCCCCTCAAATAGTCGAGGTCAACATTGAAAAAATCGGCGATAGCTTCTTCGATTTCGAAATTAGGCTGTCTTTTATCAGTTTCATACATACCGATTGTGCTTGCGGATATTTTTAAAACTCTACCGAGGTCGGCTTGAGTCATTTTCTTTGAATTGCGTAGCTCCTGCAATCTTTTACCGAAAGTAGTAGCCATATAAACACCTCTTTTCTTTTGTATACTTATAGTATCACACAAAACGTGGTAAGTCAATCAAAAATAATCACAAAAAGTGTTGACACGAAACGTGATGTGTGATAATATATAATCAAATCACGAAACGTGATTAAGAAAAGAGGTGAAAACCAGATGGACAAAAAGGAAATTGGAACTCGTCTTGCAGCATTGAGAGGAGATATTTCAAGAGAAACTCTTGCAAAAGACCTTGGAATCAGTGTTTCTGCCATTCAAATGTATGAAACAGGAGAAAGAGTTCCTCGAGATGAAATTAAGATTAAAATTGCAAAATATTTTAATCGTTCAGTACAGTCAATTTTTTTTGAGAATATTAATCACGAAACGTGATGAAAGCGGCGACAGGGTAATTATTTTACAAAAGAAAGGAGGACAACCATGGCGAGAGCATTTAAAGAATTAAAGTGCCTTATGCTGCGGGAAGAAGTCACACAGGATGATATCCGCGATATCGTAGGCAAAAGCAGAAGCTATGTAACGTCCAGAATGTGCGGGCAGGCCCCGTGGAATATGGACGAAGTATATGCAATCTGCGAGGCACTGAACATAGAACTTGCAGAGATACCAAAATACTTTCCGCCCAACAAAAAAGTGACATCACCAAAATTGGTTTTAGGAGCGTAACTATGTTTAACATTTTAATCGTGGCGGTGGCCACAGGTTTACTGCTGTCGGTGCTGGTTGGCGGTATGCTGCTGTGGACAGCGGCAGTGAAGCTGATGCATCCAACATGGAGCTGGAGCAGATGTGCCAAGTACACCACATTGATTTCATAAAAAGAAAAAGAGCTAACGGAATGGCAGTTCCGATAGCCCAGAGCAACAAATTTTTGGTCTATAAAAGGTTGCTATGTGAATAGTATACCTTATATTTCGACAAAAATCAACATACATAATATGTCCGCAAAAACGCCCGCACCGAGCACAGTCGGCGAGGCACTGTGCCCTGAATGTCCCACAGGAATCTGGCGGCAGGGAATTTAACTTTTTTTCCTTTATATTTTGTTTACGAACACAAGACAAATATAACGACCTGTACAACACAAAAGATTCGTATTAATCCTCACGAAGTTTTTGAATATTTATTTTTTCGGGCGTTTTTGCGGGCATATTATGTTTTGCAGTTGACTGCAAGAGGTGAATTTATGAAATATTACGGCGATTTGAACAGCGGCCTCTCCGAAAAGGAAAAGCTGCAGGCACTGAACCGACAGCGTAATCTTGAAGGCTGGTTTGACAAAATATTTGAACAGTTCGATTTCCACGGCAGCGAAAAATTTGCCCTCTTTGCAGGGGATGCTGTTATTTCAGAAAACGAAACCTGCAGTGTGCGCTGTCAGCTGACACAGACGGGGGATTTAGTCATGGTGGTATGTCACGAGAACGAAACCAAATGTGTGACAGTCAATCGTCTGACGGGAGAAAGAAAGGTGGATTTTTATGTCAAGCACCCTTTTGAGTACGAAGAATAACTGCTTTACCGAAGGTGAACTGCTGCAGCTGCTGTGCCGTTTCTCCGAAACCGATTGGGGAGCAGAGCACACACCAACGGCAATGAAGGTGTACACACGCAGCGGCACCTATACTTTTGAGGCGGACAACCCCGTGTACAGATACAGGGAGGAATAGCGATGTCTGTTATATCCAGAAAGGATGTTGAGGAACTGCGAGCGGTGCTCAGAGAGCGGTTCGACATCGAATTGGATGAGAAAATCACCCGCGTGGAGTTTATATCTCCGCAGCGAACAAGCGTGTATTTCCACGCCAATGACAGCTGGATGCCGCCAAAGCCGCCGCCAGTGCAGTACGCAGTTGTGATACATACACCGGGCGGCGAGGTGCGGCAGATGCAGTTTAAGACCGAAAAGACAATGGACGTTGCCTTTGACAGCTTTAAAAGCAAGGGGGTATACACCGTGCTGGCTGTGGTGGACGGCGTTGTCAAAAAGGAATACAGAGCGAAATAAAGGAGCAGGTATGGAACAGATACAGGCAGTATGTAAATTTTGTGGGCAGTGTGTTGCATCCATAGAAGATTTTGAAACGCAGGAAGAGGCTGTGGAATATGGCAGTCTGCATTGCACCTGCGGTCCGTCCAAGCGTTATGCAGAGGTGGAGGCGGCAAAAAAAAGAGCAGCACGAATTTTAGAAAATTTCAGTGAAGATGTAATTGCATTTGTGTGCAGAGTGATTGACGGCATCGGCAACGACTGGCTTTGCAAAGTTACTGCAAAGATAGATTTCCACCACACAATCACTATATCCCAGACGGCAAAAGGCAGAATTAAGCTGCAGCTGGAAAAGAAAACATCTTCATCCACAGAACTTTAAACTAAACCCTGCAGGACGCTCCTGCAGGGTAAAAAAATAACATTTTTCAGACCAGGGCGTAAACGCCCATGAGGGACTTGGTGTGGGTACTAACAACTCTACGAAAAACACCGCTGTCCTTTTAATAATAAATATAAATATGGGGGACTGATGAACAGATACACAGTAAACCCCGACGAGATATACGACAGGTATCTGACAGCAGAGACGGCTGACGACTTTCTTGAGAGGGTACGAAGCAAGGATATCTGCAGATATACAATACAGCGTATCTTCTCCGGGGATTGGGTGGAAGTGAAGATTTTCCCCGAGTGGAAGAAAAGGGCATGGGTACCGAGAAGGGGAGAGACAAGCCCCGACGCAAAGCAGCGGCAGAACAAAAAGGATGCCATCAACAAGCTGACCCGCATCCTAAACCACAACTTTGTGCCGTACAAGGATTATTTTCTGACAATGACCTTTGACGATGACCACCTTGTGCTGGATGATGATACGGGCTTTGAGATGGCAGAAAAGGGTATCCGCCGTATCAAGTATCAGTACAAAAAGGCGGGGGTGGAGCTCAGAGCGGTTTACAAGATTGAAATCAAGCGGGCGAAACGCAGTGACAGCTCTTATATACGAACGGCAGACGGCAGACAGCTATACCGTCCGCACCTGCACATTGTTCTCAACGGCGGTGTGGACTGGCAAAAGATAGAGCAGGCGTGGGCTGTTGGAGAAAATAAAAAGCTGGAGATGCTCCGCTGGTCAAATGTAGGCTTCCTCAAGTTGGCACAGTATCTGTGCAAAGACACAAAGAAAGGACGCCGTAGATGGAACAGCACCGCCAATCTTATAAAACCGCCGCCGCCAAGAACCACATACAGCGATAAACAGGGGCGGAAAAGCCGTGTCTTTGAAATAGCAAAAAATGAAAATCTTCACAAAGCTTATTTTGAACAGCTTCTGCCCGAATACAGTTTTATACAAAGCACATCAACATTTTCAGATTTCGGCAGTGGATGCTATATCCACGCCAGAATGGCAAAGAGGTGAATTATGTACGTTGAAAAAATGAAAGCTGCTATCGAAAAGCAGATTGAAAAGGAATATGAGTTCTCTCCCGTGAGAGGATGTGCAGCACAGCTGACCGACATCGTCGCAGGCGATGAAAGACTGGCACAGATTGTCTGCGAGGACTTTGACAACAAACGCACGGTAATTGAGTGTGAAAAAAAGATTAAGGCTTTTGTGGACAAAAACCACAAGGGCAATGCAGGTTACTGCCCGCCATGGAAAGCAGAGGAGATTATCCGCGAATACTTCGGTCTTGGCTCTGCATCGGAACAGGCAGCGGCACCGACACAAATGCCGGCACCAAAGCCAAAGGTAATGACACTTGCGGATTTGATTTAGGGGGGGTGGAAAATATGGCAACTGATTACATAAAAAAACTTCCGCAGCCTCCTCACGATGAACTTATGAAGCTTGCCAAAAAGAAAGGCTTGCTTGGAGAAAAGCTTATCTTTGCAGAAGAAACCGTTGAAAACACTGTTTCGGGAGAAAAGATACATCAGGTCAGATGCTTTTGCAGTAACTGCAAGACAGAGTTTATAGCTTCACCTGCATTAAATGGTTGCGGATATGCTTATTACACAAGCGGATTTGTATACAACGGTAAAAAGTATGCTTATTATGACAAAACCGAATGTCCTCACTGCTCTGCTCCCGTAAAAATTTCAAACACAAGATATTACAGAGACAACTCAGTGAGAGATGGTGTTTATATACAGGGGTATGAAATAATTGACGGAAATTTTGCTGTTGTAACCTGGAGGCTGGAACAGACAGTTTCTATGGACAAGAGAACAACAGAATATACAAGCGATGTACGCGAAGCTTTCATATTTGAAAAAAACAGATGCTTTACTTTGGCAAACGAAAACAGATATTACGGTGATACACCAGTAAAGATTGTGCAGCGCAGACAGTTTTACCCGCCAAATTACAACGCGGTATACAGACTGCCTTTGACAGAAAAAATGCTGGAAGGAAGCACGATGGAAAACAGCCGTCTGGACAAGGTTTTGAAAAGTCTGCCACCTGAGTATACAGTTCAGTACCTGCGGTTTTATCAGTCCTATAGTGCGGTGGAAACCCTTGTGGATATAGGTGCCTGGCCGATTATAGAAGATGAGTTCAAAACAGGCAAATATACAAAAGCAGCGGATATCCTCGATGAGCTGAACTGGACACAGAAAAGTCCGTACAAAATTCTCGGAACGGACAGAAACGAGCTTGGAGCTCTGAAAAAGCAAAAGCTTTCCTACCGGGATTTTTTGAAGATAAGACAGCTGCGGGCAGCGGGTGTGGCAATAACAGAGGAAAATGTAAAGTTTCTGATGCTTATAGGCCTTAACGAAGCCTTGGAGATAGCACGATACAATGACCCTGTTATCAAAACAGCAAAGTATCTGCAAAAGCAGGGTAAAACATATCAGTATCTGAAAGACTACTGGAATATGGCTGGTAAATTAGGACTTGATATGGAAAACCCAATTATAAAATATCCGAAAAACCTTGTGGAAAAACACGATGACCTTGTTATGAAAATCAAATGGAATGAAGATGAAAAGCTTAAAGCTACATTCCATACCCTTGCAGACATGCTGGAGGAAGAAAGCTACAATGACGGCGATATGCTTCTGCGTCCGGCAAGAAGTGAAAAAGAATTGATAGTAGAAGGCAAACTGCTCAAGCACTGTGTGGGTGGATACGGCAAAAGCCACTGCAACGGTAAAAGTATTTTTTTCATCCGCAAGGCAGAAGAACCGGAAAAACCGTGGTATACACTGCAGGTTGACCTGAAAAAAGGCGAACAGCTTCAGCTGCACGGATATGAAAATGACAAGAACAACCCTGTACCGCAAAAGGTAAAGGATTTTGTAACATACTGGCTGGAAAACATATTCCGCCCGTTTGATGTGAAAACCATGGAATTTATAGAACCAAAAGCAGCGGCAATGCCTGCGGCAACCGCTTAAAACATATTTTGCAGTCAACTGCAAGAAGGAGATATTATGGAAAACTTGATTATAAAACCAAACGGCACACCCGAAAGCACCGAGGCAATGGCCGTATACTTCAGCATAGAAAATGCAAAGAAGCAGGCGGCAGACGCTATGGTGGAACTGAGCAGAAACCTCAAAACAATGAGAGATAAAAAGCTGTACATTTCCCTGGGGTTCGATAAGTTCGAAGTCTATGTGGAAAAGGCTCACGGCATTAAACAGAGACAGGCATATACCTACATAAAAACTTTCGAAGATTTGTCGCCGAAGCTGATGGCGGACAATGCCGACCTCGGTATCACAAAGCTTTCGCTCCTCTGCCAGGTTTCCGCAATCGACCGTGAAGACTTTGTGGAAGAAAACGACCTTGGCGGGATGACCGTTGAGGAGGTAAAAGCTCTTATCGAAGAAAAGAACGGCCTGCATCAGCAGATTTCTCTGATGGAAGCTGCCGCAGGGGATGAGAAAATCATCAAGGATGCACAGACCAAAGAGATTGAACGCCTGAAAAAAGAACTGGCCGAAAAAAACAGCACCATCGCCGACCTTTCCGCAGCACCGCTGACAATGGATGCCGTGTCTGTGGAAGCAGAGATGATAGAAGAAGCTGTTGCGGCCGAGCGTGCCCGTGCTGAAAAGGAAATGGAAAGCAAAATTAAAGAGGCGGTCAAGGATGAGCAGAAGAAAGCGAAAGCCAAACTGGACAAACAAAAGGAAGATTTTGAGAAACAGCAGTAACCGAAGCACAGACAAAAGCAGCGGCACTGGAAAAACAGCTGGCAATCAAAGGCGACGACAAAACGGTGCGATTCAGTATTCTGTTCGAGCAGGTTCAGACCGACCTTATAAACTGTGTAAATCTTGTAAATGAAATCTCGGCCGAGGATGCGGAAAAGGCGGATAAATACCGCAACGCTCTCCGCAAAGCCTGTGATATGGCATTGGGAGGCGGCAGTGATGCGTGAAATTTTGTTCAGAGGTAAAAACTTCGATAACGGAGTATGGGTACAGGGGTATTACGTTCGTTTAAACGGAAACAAACACTTTATTTACACAGGACAGTCGGATGTTGATTGTGGTAACTATTATCCTGATTATTACCCTGTGGCCGCTAAGACAGTCGGTCAGTTCACAGGCTTAACCGACAAAAACGGCACAAAGATTTTTGAAGGGGATATTGTAAAAGACGAATATATACTTGGCAAAGTGGTTTACAACACCAAACAAGAAGATTTTGACGGTGCTGCAAGTTTTATGATAGATGATGTTGATGACGGATTACAAAGTTATAGATTTTGGAACAGCGTTGAAGTCATCGGCAATATCCACGATAACCCTGAATTAATAGGCGGTGCTGAAAATGGCTAAATTCACAATTATAGTATTTCTGGTATTTGTGGCACTTATAGTGTATTCCTGTCTTGTGGTCGCCAGCGATTATGACGATGAGTGCGAGAAACAGTAGAAAGGGAAGAAAGAACAGTGAAAAAGATTATATCAATCATCCTGGCAGCGGCAATGCTGCTGTCGGGATGCGGCAAGGAAGAAACAGTGGATATTCAGCACGGCCGTAAGGACAACACCACAGCTGTTCTTTATCTGCCAAACGGTGAGATTATAGAAGGCTGTCCCGACTGGTTTTACTTCGACGATGAGCTGGTAAGCGTTCAGATTGAGGGCGTGATATATCGCGTCAACAGCGACAGCTTTGCACTTATTGTGGAGGTGGAGTAAAAGCAGATGCGGAAAAACAAAAAGAAAAGACCGTACAATCAGAACGTAGTTAAAAGGGTGTTCTGGATAACAAGGCAGACCAACTTTCACATCAACGAGATGTGCGCCTATGAAGGACTGTCCGAAGGGCAGGGCGGCAGAATCATAGACAAGCTGGTCCGCAACAATCAGGCAATGAGAGGAGATAATCTGAAATGGAAGATATAATCACAACAGGCAAATGGCCTTGCCCAAAGCAGGCCGAAAATGTAAAGGTTGGAACAATTTCAAATATAATGCAGCAGTTTAATATCACAGCCGAGGAGTTTATCGACCACCAGATTGAATATTTGGAAAAGTACGCTTCTCTCAAGGAAAGAGGGTGGTGACATGGTAAATGCAATTTCAACAGCAATAGCAGCGGCAGCACTGGTGGTGATGTTTGTAGGATTGATTATCCTGCTGCGAGGATAAAATTTTTACAATAAGTCACGGTTTGACAGATTTTGCGAGGTGATCATTATAGAATTTTGGAAACAGGTAGCAATATATGACCTGCGTCGTTTCAACAGCCTGCAGGCAAGTGTCAAAAGCATGCAGGAGCAGGTGGATAGCATAAACACACGGCTTGAGGGCAGTGCATACTCTTTCAGCAGCACTCCTGTGCAGGGTGGCAGTTGCAAACTGGAAGATAAGTACAATGAGGCAATAGTGCTTAAAGACAAACTACAGTGCCAGATTGCCGAAAATGAAAAGGACTACATCCTTATCAGCAGGGCACTAGAGAAACTGTCCAAGGACGAACAGAAGATTCTCAACTATGCGTATATTTCAAGACCAAGCAACTATATCGGTGTGATTATGGATACATTCAATGTGGAACAGGCTCAGGCGTACAATCATATTAATAAGGCACTTAAAAACTATGTAAGGACAAGGTATGGTGTATGAAAGAAAACCGAATCAATGAAATAAAAAAACGCATATCAAAAGTTACTCCGGGGATATGGACAGTGGAAAAAGAAGACGACGTAGTTATAACAGCGGATGGGGTATATGTAGCACAGCTTACTTGTGAAGATTTAAGTCTTACCAAAAAGCATAATATTGAAGCTGATGCGGAATTTATTGTAAATGCAAAAAAGGATATTGAATACTTGCTTTCGTTGGTAACTATTTAGTATAATACAGCCATGAAAAGGAGGATTTTATGGCTGTTATTCTTACAAAAAATGATTTGATTGATAAATTGAAGATTCAGATAAGCCGATTGCAGCTTCATGCAAAAGCTTTTGATGATAAGAAACTTTTTGTCACCTACGACATGGCGACTGTAATTAGAGTTCTTTTTCATGATACTAACATGAGCCATTCTTTAATAAAGCAAATTTGTGATATGGAGGGAAAAGATAAAAGTAATTTTGAGATGTTCTCATCTATAAAACCTCCAGAACCAAATACCTTGATATTGTTAGGTGATGGTTTGTACTCTATGTGTTTTAGCCCGAAAGGAATCGAATGTTGTCCGGTTCTGAACGCGTCACCACACATTAAAATGGATTTTGATATATGGTGGAATGAAAAGGTTGTTAAAAATGTAAGCAATGGCTATGAAAACCCATCATGGATGACACGAAAAGAGTTAATACTTGGACACGTAAATCAAGAGGGCGGAGCCCATGTAGATGGCGAGGTTGATGACAATATTGCAAAAATTGGCACAGAAGAAGCTTTCGGATGGATATCGTATATCGATGACGGTAAAGGAAACATGACAAGTCCACCTGCGGCTGTTGACCAAAAACAAGCAAGTATAAGGCAAATTTGTTACGAAACACTTTATGCGTTGCATAAACATTTTCCAGAATGCTTCGAAGAAATGTATTTTTGAAAATTAGAAAAAGATTATAAAAAAATCCTAATTTCTGTGTTATAATAATATAAACGAAAAAGCAGAGAACAGCATCACAGCTGTTCTCTTTCTTTTTGCGGACAGTTAGCTCAGCGGTAAGAGCAACGGCCTTATAAGCCGTGGGTGCGGGGTTCGATTCCCTGATTGTCTACCAGATATCAAAAGGTAAAACCTTTGCACAGGCAGCGTTACTGACGTTGCCTGTGTTTATATCACATGGTTATACGGGACAAACAATATCGCCATTGTTAGAGCTGGGGTGGGAGCTGTGCGATATACATTTCAGAAAGGAAACTATGCTTAAATCTTGCAAATACTGTGGGCGGATCCACGACAGTAAATTTGATTGCGGCAGAAAGCCGAAAAAGAAAAACAACAGGCACAGCGGCGAGCTGGTACGTTACACTTCCAGAATGAAAAAGAAATCGGAAGCAGTCAAAGCAGCGGCACATTATCTCTGTGAGTATCACCTGTACATAGGTCAGCTGGTGTACACAGAACTGGAGACGCATCACATCATAAAGCTGCAGGAACGGCAGGATTTGGCAACAGAAGACAGTAATTTAATCTGTCTGTGCCGCAACTGTCACGAAAAGGCCGAAAAAGGCGAAATTTCGCCACAGTTATTACGAAAAATTGCACTGAGCAGAGGGAAACAGTCCCCCCGGCTCTTTTAATTATTATTTTTAATAAGCCGTGGAACCGACGATGGCCCTCAAAAAATAAAAAATTCCCCAAATAAGAAAATTTAGGAAAAATGAAGAGAAAAGAAAAGGCCCTCGCACACACGCGAATAAGGAAAAATATACATTAAAGCCAGAATCGGAGAAAGGAGGCTTTTTATATGCCAAGAGCACCAAAAACTGTTGAAAATATGAGCAAAAACCTTACAAAAACAGAGCGGGAATACCTCGAAAATGCCGAAAAAGCCACACTTTCGGGTATGCCGATAAGAGCGTTCAAAAGGACCAAAAAAGACAAAATTGCCCATAAGGAGTTCGTCAGAGTGACAGAACTGCTGTCAGCTGTCGGCAAGAACGATGCGATGTACGAGGCGGTTATAAACGACTACTGTATGTACCTTTCGGACATTGAAAGAAACCGCGATTACCGCGAGAAATTTGAAAAGGACATTGACGAACTGGACGAACTGTTCCTGGCGGACGAAATTACCATATCAGAAAAAATGCGAATGAGGGTAAAACACAACGACAACATCCTTGCCTGCGACAAGCAGATAAATGTGTTGCAGCGTAAACGCTTTGAAATAGAAAAAGAGACGGGTTTTACGGTGGCTTCATCCTTGCGAAGCATACCAAAGAAAAAAGAACCGGAAGAAGACCCGCTGGCCGAGGCCCTTAAATGACGGTAGTGGAAAGCCGTGCTGTCAGCTATGCAAAATGGTGTGCTAACAGCAAAAATAAAAAAGCACCGTCCTATGTTAAAAAGCAGGCAAGGCAGTGGCTTAAAATTGTGGACGGCAAAGACAGGGAAGCTTATGTTTGCGAAGATGCTTTTCAGCGTATATGCAAGCTGCTGCAGCTTATGGTTCATCCGGACCTGCATTGCAGCATGTATGACGGCCTTGAAGATTATGCCTGGTTCTTTATCGTTGCGGTCCTTTGCACAAAAAACAGAGAAGGCAACCGATATTATGAAACAGCGGTACTGGAAATTTGCCGTAAAAACTTCAAGACCTTCAATTCAGCAATTATATTTATATTGCTGATGCTCACCGAGCCAAAGTTTTCCCGCTTTTTCTCTGTGGCTCCTGACCTTAAACTGTCCAGCGAGCTGAAAGTTGCTGTGCGAAAGATTATAAAATCATCACCGGCTCTGGACAGTGCTTTTAAAATTCTGCGCAGTGAAGTACGATGCAAAAGGACAGACAGTGAATATGTTCCACTGGCTTACAGTCAGGACAAAATGGATGGCAAACTTGCCAATGCCTTTCTTGCTGACGAGGCAGGTGCCATGGAAAGCTATCCGATAGAGGCTATGCGTTCATCACAGATTACATTGCTGTCGAAACTGGGTATTATTATTTCCACACAGTACCCTAATGATGATAATGTCATGATTGACGAAATAGATATATCCAAGAAAACGCTGGACGGTTTGATTGATAACCGCAGGCGTTTTTCTTTGTTATATGAGCCTGACGACAATCTGCTGCAGGGGGACCAGTGGCAGACAAATGATCTGATTATATATCAGTCCAACCCTGTTGCAGTCAATAATAAAAATATCTTCAATGCCATAAAGGATATGCGCACAATGGCGGTGCTGTATGAGAACAAGCGCGAAAACTACCTCTGCAAGCACAACAATATCAAGTACAAAGGCCTTGGTGTTGAGGGATATGTGGAAATCACAAAGGTGCGCGAGTGCAAACGGGCCGATGATGATTCCTTCTGGCAGGGCAGGAATGTTTATATAGGCCTTGACCTTTCCCAGACTGATGATAATACATCGGTGGCTATGGCCTGCGTATATGACGGCGTTTTATATGCAAAGGTGTGGGGATTTATCCCGGCAGACCGCAAAGATTACAAGTCCAAGCGTGAGGAGGTAAACTACGACCGCCTTATAAAGAACGGCTGCTGTTTTGCCTGCGGTGAGGAGGTTATCGACTACGGCTTTGTCGAGCGTCATATCCTTTCCATCGAGGAAAAATACGGTGTGAACATCATACAGCTTGGATATGACCGCTATAACGCAATATCCACTATACAAAAGCTGGAGGCAGGCGGAATTGAATGCGTTGAAATCAAACAGCATTCATCGGTGCTGCACTCACCGACAAAGCTTTTGAAAGAAAAGATTTTAAGCAAACAGTTTAAGTATGACGAAAATCTGATGCTTGAAATAAACTTCCAGAATGCACGTTGCACGGAAGATACAAACCTTAACAAATACGTCAACAAAAAGAAATCTGCAGGCAAGGTGGATATGGTGGTTTCCCTTATAAATGCCACATACCTTGTGGAGCAGGATATGCTTTTTGGCAGTGACGATTTTGTAGTACAGACATAAGGAAGAGATACAATGGGATTTTTTGATTTTTTTAAAAGAGAAGACAGGGCAGAGGAAGTTGTAAGCTCTTCGGGCGGTGACGAGCTTATCAGGGCTTTGCTCAGCAATAATACTGTCACAAGAGAAATGGCACTGGAAATACCTGAAATTTCGGGCACAATAGACCTGATTGCAAGCATTGTGGCCAGCACTCCGATAAAGCTGTATACAGAGGTTGACGGCAAGGTCAAGGAGATAACCGAGGACCGCCGTCTGCGCCTGCTCAATGATGAAACAGGGGATACGCTGACAGCCAACGAGTTCTGGAGGGCGATCACCGAAGACTATTACCTTGGCAAAGGCGGTTATGCTTATATAAATACATACCGCAATGATGTGGTAAGCCTGCATTATGTTAAGGAAACCGAGGTATCAATCAGCAAAAATTATGATCCTATATTCAAGGATTTTGATATCTATGTTGCAGGAAACAGATATTATCCGTGGCAGTTTATAAGGATTCTGCGTAATACAAAAGACGGTGCCAGCGGCACACCGATTACGGCCGAAAACTCAAAGATTATATCGGTGGCGTATTCTTCTCTTAAATACGAACTGAATGCAGCCAGACGAGGCGGCAATAAAAAAGGGTTTCTCAAAAGCGAGAAAAAACTGGAAGAACCTGCGCTCAAGTCTTTGCGAAGTGCTTTTTCCCGTCTTTATTCTGATGACACCGAGGCTTCCGAGCCGTTTATCGTACTCAATGGTACTATCGACTTTAAAGAAAGCAGCAATACCCTTGCAGAGATGCAGCTTAATGAAAACAAAACTGCAAATGCCAAGGAGTTTGCAAAGCTTTTCCACGTTTCGCCCGAAGCAGTAAGCGGCGGAACAGCAGACACCTCCACAATTGCAAAGCTGGCGGCAATTCCGCTTATGGGGGTTATTCAGTCGGCACTTAACCGCGACCTGCTGAAAGAAAAAGAAAAAGGCAGACTGTATTTTGCTTTTGACACCAAGGAACTGCTGAAAGGTGATATCACCGAGCGTTACAATGCATACAAAACTGCGCTGGATGCAAACTTTATGCAGCCTGATGAGGTACGCTACCTTGAAGACCTTGAGCCTTTGGGCCTTAACTTTATCAAACTTGGCCTGCAGGATGTGCTTTATAACCCTGATACAAAAGAAATCTTTACACCGAACACAGGCAAAATGCAGGCACTTGAAAACGGAGCATTGTCTGACGGCAGCGAAGAACGTGCAAATCCATACAGAAATTCTAAAAATGGACAATTTACAAACAAACCTGCTGGTTCGGGGTTGACAAACAGTCAAGCAGGCAGTACAATAAAATCTTCCTCAAAAGTGATAGGTGTTAACGGCAAGGATTTTGACTCGAAACATCTGCCACCTGTTGAAATTGCCCCGGGAATAAAGAAAACTGCAGTAAAGGGTTCAAAAGTGACAAAAGTTCATACATTTGCAGGCAAGGGAACAAAATCTCCTTTGCGTGTTGAATCGGGACTTATAAAGCAGTTTGGCGGCAAAGCTGGTGAATGGCAGCATACAACAGGCGATGTTGATTTTAAAATAAAAGCCAACAACAAGACAGCGGAAGTACATTGGTTCCAGGAATCCAGTGTAGGAATTGTAAAAGCAAAAGTTAAACGCTGGAGGTAAATATGAAAGCTAAATATTTAGGTGAAGATGATTTTCCATATCTTACAAAAGGTAAGACTTATGAAATAATTGCAGTCGAAAAAGGTCCTGATTTCACAGGAGAAGCAGAAGAGACGGATTGGTACAGAGTTAATACAGACATGGACGAAGATTATTTGTTCCTGCCTGATGGCTTTGAACTGATTGAGGAATAAAACAATTTAATACCCAAAAGCACTATGTATTTTGCATAGTGCTTTTTTGTTGCCATTTTCTGTGAAAGGAGGTGACAAGTATGAAAATAGAAGTTAGAGCCGACGGTGTTCATATCTCAGGATATGTTAACGTCACAGAAAAGCCAAGCCGTCCTGTTATAACTCCTCACGGCAAGGTGATTGAGGTTATCGAACCGAGAGCCTTTGAAAAGGCACTTGCCCGTGCAGGTGATATCTCGGTTACTGTTGACCACGACTCCACACACATTTACGCAAGCACAAGAGAAGGCAGTCTCAAGATGTTCGAAGACAATATCGGTCTGCACGCAGATGTTCTGATTGTTGACCCTGCAATTATCGAAATTGCAAAACAGGGTAAAATCAAGGGCTGGTCTTTTGGTATGTACAATGTCGTGGACAGTCTGGAACAGCGTGCTGACAAGCTGCCTTTGCGCAGAATTTCCGATATGGACATTGACCATCTGACTTTGGTAGTCAAAAAGAACCCTGTTTATTCCGCCACAAGCGTGGAGGTAAGGGCAGAAAACGAAATCGACCTTGAACTGAGGGCGATGGATATTACACCACAAATTACGCAGACAGCGGAAGATACACCGCCGCCTGTGTCTTTTGATATCAAGGCTTATAAAGAAAGAACCGACAAACTGAGAAAATAATTTTTTTATTTACGGAGGTAACTCAATGAAGAAACTTATTGAAAAACGTGCTGAATTGCAGGATGAAATGGATGTAATCCTCAACAAAGCTGAAACAGAAAACAGAGCGATGACCGATGAAGAAGTAAAGCGCTTTGATGAAATCGAAGCAGAAATCCGTGCTATCGACGTGACACTGGAAAAGAAAGACAAGGCACGCAAAACAGAAAACCGTGCAAACCCTGAAGAAAAAACAGTTGAAGAAAGAGCAGCGGCAGAAGAAAAAGCTTTCTGTGACTATGTTCTTGGTATTGCAACAGAAAACCGTGCTCAGCTTACAGAGGGTGCAAACGGTACAATCGTGCCAACAACAATCGCAAACAGAATCATCGAAGAAGTAAAAGCACAGGTGCCTTTCTTCCAGTATGCAGACCTTTACGAAACAGCGGGCAAACTCAGCATCCCTGTTTATTCTGAAGATTCAGAAAACTACATCAACGCTGACTATGTTGATGAAGGCACAGAACTTACAGATAACGTTGGCAAGTTTATCACTGTTGACCTTGAAGGCTTTGTTATCGGTGCACTTGCACTTGTTTCCAACAAACTGAAAAACAACACAGATCTTAACGTTGCTGACTTTATCGTAAAACAGGTTGCAAAAGCTATTTCCCGTAAGCTTATGAAAGAGTTTACAATCGGCACAGCCAGCAAAATCAGCGGTGTTATCAGCACACCAACAATCGTTACAGCTGGTGCTGCAGCAGCACTTACTTACGATGACCTTGTAAACCTTAAACAGAAAATCCCGCAGGCATACCGCGAAAAAGGCGCATGGGTAATGCATCCGAACACATACGCAGCAGTTCTCAAACTCAAAGACGGTAATCAGCGCCCATACTTTGAAGAAGGTAAACCAATCCTTAATCGCCCTGTTATCGAATCCGAAGATATGCCGGAAATTGCAACAAAGGCAAAACCAGTTGTATTTGGTGACCTTTCCGGTTACGCAATTAAAGGCGCAAAAGCGGTTGAAGTTCAGGTGCTTCGCGAAAAATTTGCCACAAAAAACATGCTGGGTATCCTCGGCTTTGCTGAATACGACGGTGAAGTTGCAGACAAACAGAAGATTGCGGCACTCCAGATGGCTTAACAAGGAGGTTTATATATGAAACTTTACAAAGCAACCACAAGTTTTGCAGGTAAAGTTTGTATGGCCGTGAACGAAGAAAGAAGACTGGCAAACAAGGACGCTGCCGGTCTTCTTGAATGCGGTTATATCATACCTGTGGAAGAACCTGCACCACAGCAGACAGAAAACAGCTCTGACGAAACAGATTCCGCAGAAACTGTTACTGAAACACCAGAAAACGTTACGGAAACAGAGGAAACTGTTTCTGAAACTGCAGAAAACGTTGTTGAAACAGAGGGAACTGTTTCTGAACAGGCTGAAGACAAAAAAGGCAAAAAGAAATAATGCGGGGTGCAGGCTATGAAGATAAGCGAACTTACAAATATGGATATTCTCGGTTTTATCAAAGCAGAGGTTGACGAAGATTCAAAAAAAGAAATGGAACTGATAATGCCGGCGGCAAAGGTTTATATATGTGACTACACAAGTCTGAAAACTGAAGAACTGGACAACCACGAGGATATTACAATCGCATATATTGCACTTTGCCAGCACATGTATGATAACCGCACCTTTGCACTTGACAGCAAAGAAGTCAACAGAGTTATCGAAAGCATTCTCGGCCTGCACGACCATAATCTTGTGGGGTGATTTTATGATGATTAACCCTGGCGAGTTCCGCCACAAAATTACCATTCAGAAAGTAAACGAAGACACCGACAGCACTGACAGTGCAGGTAACCACATTGTCAGCTGGTCTGACTGGAAAAAGCTTTATGCAAAAATCAACAGCCTTTACGGTCAGGAATACTGGCAGGCAGCGGCACAGGGGCAGGAAAACACTGTGGTTTTCACTTTGCGGTGGAGCAGGGAACTTGAAATTCTTGCACAGACAAAGGAGATCACACAGTACCGCATTGTTTATAACGGCCTGCCTTATGACATTATCAGCTATGACAATGTGAATTTTGCAAACAGGCTGGTAAAGATAAAGGCGGTGAACCGATGAGATGTACTATTGACGGCCTTGCCGCCGCAATTCAGAAAGAACTTGCTGACTACAATCAGGAGGTTACCGACGGCATCAAGGAAGACTGCCGGCAGGTTGCCAGAGAATGCCGTGCGGAGATAAAACAGAACAGCCCGGAACTGACAGGGGATTACAAAAAAGGCTGGAGCGTAAAAACAAACTACGAAAGCCGCGAGGATATCCGCCTGACAGTTCACAACAAAACCGACTATCAGCTTACACACCTGCTGGAAAAAGGCCACGCGGGTGTGGGCGGTACGGCAAAGGGGGCAGCGGCTCCCCATCCGCATATTGCTCCCGCAGAACAGCACGCCGCCGAAAAACTTATAAACAAAGCCAAAACGAGGGTAAAAGGATGAACACAGAACAGCTTAAAAATTTGCTTAAAACAACAAATTATCCTGTGGCGTACAGATTTTTCAAGACTGCTCAGAAAGCACCTTATATCTGTTTTTACGGCTTGGGTGATAATACATTTTTTGCTGATGGCAAAAGATATGCGGCCTTTAAACGCTACAGGATAGAACTATACACCGATGGAAAAAACGAAACGGCCGAAAGCATTGTGGAAAATGCTTTGGCCGATTTTTGCTTTTCCAAAGACGGCGAAGATTATATTCAAACAATCGAAAAAACCAGAACAATTTACGAAATCGAGGTGTAAATATGGCAGATAAAGTAAAATACAGTGTGCGCAAAGTGCACTATGCAATGTTTAAGGAAAACTCCGATACAGAGTACGACACACCTGTGGCTCTCCCCGGTGCAGTTTCTCTTTCTCTTGAACCGCAGGGCGATGTAAGCCCGTTTTATGCGGACGGCATCCTCTATTTTAACGCTGTGGCCAACAACGGCTATACAGGTGATCTGGAGGCAGCATATTTTCCACCGCAGTTCCTCAAGGACGTTTACGGCTATACAGAGGATGCAACCAGCAAAATGCTGACAGAACACGCCAACGTACAGCCGAAACCTTTTGCTCTGCTCTTCGAGGAAGAAGGCGACAGCGAAGGTACAAAGTTTGCATTTTATAAATGCACAGCAACACGTCCGTCCCGTTCTCTCGCAACAAAAACACAGACCATCAACCCTAACACACAGAAGATTGCCCTGACAATGTCTCCGGATGCCAACGACACTGTTTTCGGTATGACACAGCCCGAAACACCTGCCAGTGTAAAGACAGAATGGTACCAATCTGTACACAGAGAGACAGCAGCGGCAGCGGCTGAATAGGCGGTGTTTATATGGAGAAGCTTGTTCAGTATAAAGATTCACAGCTGGGGCTCAAGGCATCTGCTTTGACCCCGCGTCTTTACCGCATCAAGTTCGGCAGGGACATGATTGTGGATTTAAATACACTTAAAATCAATTTTGAAAAGGTGCAGAAAGCCAAAGGCGAAGACAAGGCGGATGCTGATGCAGAATACACTGTTGAGCTTTCTGTCCTTGACCTTACAATCTTTGAAAACGTTGCCTTTATTATGGCGCGTCAGTACAACAAGGCTCACGGTCTTAATGTCCCCGATAATATCGATGACTGGTTGGACAATATGGACCAGATTTTTACAATCTACGAAATTTTCCCCGACATTATGGAGCTGTGGAGCCTTAACCAGAAAACAACATCGGTGCCTGCAAAAAAGTAAATCCCACCACAAGAACGGAAACAGCGGCAACCTTTATGCTGCGGTGTGCCGAGCTGGGTTTACACACAGACGACCTTGAGGATATGACAATGGGTATGATATACGATATGCTTATCGAGCAGGCCAACGACCGGGAAAAATATCCTATCAAGGGCAGAACAGGCACACTTAAAAATTTCCTGAAAGGTGGTGGAGATTATGGCGGACAGAATTAAGGGCATCACTGTCGAAATCGGCGGTGATACCAAAGGGCTCAGCAAGGCTTTGGGCGGGGTCAACAGGGATATCCGTGACACACAAAGCCAGTTGCGTGACGTGGAAAGGCTTTTGCGATTTGACCCTACAAATACCGAACTGCTGGCACAGAGGCAGAGATTGCTTTCCTCTGCAGTGGAAGATACCCGTACAAAACTTGAAACATTAAGAGCAGCAGAAGAACAGGTGCAGCAGCAGCTTCGGGCAGGAGATATAGGGCAGGAACAGTACGAGGCTCTGCGCAGAGAAATTATAGCGACGGAACAACAGCTGAGAAACCTTGAAGAACAGGCTGAAAGCAGTAACGAAGCCGTAGCAGGCATAAGCGAAATAACAGGCAGAATTGCGGATACTGCAGGGAAAATCTCCAAATCCACAGCACCTCTTACAGCGGGCATCGTTGGTCTTGGCACTCTGGCTTTTAAAGAGGCAAGTGAAATACAGGACGCTATGGGTGCAACCGAGCAGGTGTTTGGCAGCCAGGCACAAAAGATGCAGCAGTGGGCTGACAATCTTGAAACCTATTATGGCATAGCTGAAGGTGAGGCCCTGACCTATGCAAACACAATGGGTTCAATGCTTAAAAACATCGGCAATCTTACCGAAGAACAGGCGGCCCAGCAGGCACAGACACTTATCAAGCTGGCGGGTGACCTTACCGCTATGTTCGGCGGCAGCACAGCGGATGCGGTTTATGCTCTCACGGGGGCCCTCAAAGGCAACAACACCATGCTGGATAACTACGGTATGGCGGTAAACGAAAGCCTTATAAAAACCAAAGCCCTTGAAAAAGGCCTTATTAGAGAAGGCGAAGAAATGACCCTTGCGGCCAAGCAGGCGGCAACACTGGAACTGATTATGGAACAGGCCGCCGATGCTATGGGACAGGCAGAACGCGAAGCAGACGGCGCATCGGGTTCCATGCGAGCCACAGCAACAGAAATCAAAAATCTTTCCACCGAAATAGGCGAAAACCTTATACCGCTTATCACTCCGCTGATTCAGAAGGTCAGCGAGGCGATAGGCTGGTTTGGCGCTTTGGACGAAAGTCAGCAGATGCTGCTTGTAACAATACTTGCTGTTGTGGCGGCAATTTCACCGATTGCAGGTATCATTTCTGCAATTGCAACCATCGTCCCTGTCGCTACATCGGCATTTACGGCACTTAATGCAGTTATGACAGCAAATCCGGCAGGTATAATTTGCCTTGCCATTATATCCCTGATAGGTGTTATTCAGCAGCTGTGGACGCATTCAGAAAAGTTCCGTAATTTTTGGATAGAAGTCTGGGACAATATCATAGCAACTTTTCAGGCAACTGTTGACTGGGTGGGTAATGGTGTTGACAAAATAGCCGGATTCTTCAGTAATCTGTGGAAGGGCATTATAAATGGTGCTAAAAGTTGTCTCAACAGTCTTATAGAAGGCATAAATAAAATGATAAATGCGGCCCTTGGACCGCTCAATGCTCTTATCGAAGCAGCTAACCTTATTCCCGGTGTACACATTAAAAAACTGAAATTTGAAATACCAAAAATTCCTATGCTGGCAGAAGGCGGCACAGTTCTCAAAGGCAGTGCCATCGTTGGTGAGGCAGGCCCTGAACTGCTTACAGTTTCGCCACACGGTACGGTGGTAACACCGCTTACATCGGGCGGCAGTACAAAGGCTGCAGGCGGCATCGGCACAGTGCAGTTTATCATTCAGGGGTATACAGCAAATGAAAGCCAGCACATTGCTGACATAGTAAACCGAGAGTTAGGCAGGATATACGGATGAGAAAATTTAAACTTATAAATGCAAACGGTCAGGAATTTGACCTTATGCGCAAGGATGCATTTTTCTATAACATATCAGGTCTTGGTTTTGGTATAGAGGCAGATTATACCCGCATCGGCAGCAAGTATTTTGCTTCTGATGAAAGGGAAAAACAGCCTATGCCGGGAGGAACAATAAGCTTTGCAGGTTATCGTCAGCACGACGAGTTTCGTGCTTTCTGCCGTGTTGGAGGCCTTGTCCTTGCTTTTAAACAGCTGGATACATGGTACTATCTTGATGTTAACATCGATATAACCCATTCCGACATAAGTAAAGACACACATCGGTTGGAATGTGAAATCCGTTTTATTGCCACATCCCACTGGTACGAAAAGGTGACTGCCTCCAAAGCACAGGAGGATACATCGATAGGCAAGGTTTATCCTTATACCTACCCTTACACCTACAGTAACGGCCGTCCCGGTATTATCGACGTTGAGGGTGGCAATCTGCCCTCCAGCTGCAAAATTCACATCTTTGGCCCTTGCACAAACCCTGCTTTTACCATTACAAAAGGCGGTCAGCGTGTTGCTGACGGCCGATTTTTTGTGGAACTGCTTAAAGGCCGCAAGCTGGTTATCAACAGTGACCCTGTGGAGATGGAGGTTGCGGAATACACCACAAACAACGACTACATTGCGGACCGCTATGCTGACAGTGACTTTGAGACAGACCGCATTGTGGAGGTGCCCGCAGGCTCCAGCCGCTTTACCTTTACCCAGGAGGGCAGCGGTGCTGTGATCGCTTTTGTGGAGGTGAAAAAGCTTGTGTAAGATAGAATTTTTTGACGACAGCTTCAATCTGCTCTCGGCCCACATGGTAAATGTGCAGAGCATAGGCACAGACTATCTCACCTTTGAGCCGTCGCAGATTTCCATACACGGCGAAAGTAAAGCACAAAGGGGCTGTTTTTGCCGTTTAAGCGGTACAATCAGCTTTGAAGGAATAGTGTCAGACATTCAGCCAACCGCCGCAGGAGAGACAGTTTCGGTGCGTCCTCTGCAGGCTTTGTTTGACTTTGATGTGTTCAGCACAGCTTATGACGATGTCGCAAATTTCATTTTTTTATCTATATCTGAAAACGTTGTAAACAATGCTGACGCTCTGCAGAACAGGCCTGTACAGGTGACAAACAGTGCACCTGCGGCTTTGCGGCAGATTGAAAGCACAGAAACAAAGGTGAATTTGCTGACTGTTATATCCAATGCACTTAAAATTTTCGGAATTGCAGTTGACTGCAAACTGGATTTATCCAGGAATTGTAAAAAGCTGGTGGTGGATATACGGCAGAGAACCGAAACAAAAACAATCGAAGCTGACAAGCCCAACATTATTTCAAAAAATATAACCCTGGGCAACAGTTACGGCAGTGTCAATAAAATAATTATACGCAGAACACAGAAAGACAACGAAAAAGGCACCGTATCAGTAATTGATACAGTGCCTTTTTATCTGCATACAGACGGCAGTGTTTCCGCCGAAGATACAAACAGGGTTGTGCCTGTTTTCTGGGAACTGGAGGATATATCCGACTGTGACGACTGGCAGAGCAAGGCGTTGACCAAAGCCACAGAAAAGCTGACACCACAGCAGTTTGATAATGAAATTGTGCTCACATACCGCAAGGGAGACAGAGTGGTTCGGCCGATGCAGCTCAGGCTTGGTACACAGGTGACGGTTTTTTATGGCAAAAAGCCATACAGCTCCATTCTGACAGCGGTAAGTGTGCAGAAGGACACAGTTACACTCACGTTCGGCTGTGTGCGTGTGGCTCTCACCAAAAAGCTTATATTGGAAAGGAGAAATAAATGAGCATAGATTTAAAACAGACAGCGGGTGCAAATGTTAAACCAGTTGATGATGCGAGACTGTTCAATTTTATGTTAAGTAATAAAGTTGGTATTGTGGAAGGTGTGGAGATAACACACCTCGGTGCAAACCAGCTTAAAGTTTTTGCTGGCTGGGGCATCTGCCAGGGCAGAATGTTCACAGTTGAAGAAGAAATAATCAGTGCTGAGACTTCACCGAACGGAGAGATAGAAGGCAGGCTGCTTATCAATATCGACACAAGTAATGATGTGCCTGCAACTTTTATAACACAGGCAGCAGTAAGCTTGCCGGCACTTGTACAGGAAGATATCAATAGCAGCGGCACAGTTTATCAGATACCATTGGTGGAATACCATGTGAATGAGGTGCAGTGTGGTGAGTTGACTGATGTTAGAGTGATGCTTGAAGTTACGGAAACTGCGGTGAGGAAAGCCCAGCAGGCAGCAGAAAACGCCATGCCCAAAAGTGGCGATATATTTACAGGTGATGTTGCGGCATATTCAATAAACCGTGCCACAGGCTGTCTGCGTAATATCGAGGTCCGCACAACAGATGCAAACGGCACTATGCAGAGCACAAACAAAATTATTATGGTGCGTAAGTAGGTGATGTTATGGCGATTTACGATAATGACGGAACTGTAAACTATGAAATCGGCAAACTGTATGACAACGACGGCACAACCGGTTATCAGACAGGCAAGGCGTATGACAATGACGGCACAGCCCATGTTGAAGTTTACAGTGCGGGAGCAACTTTGTATCAGAACGGTGTTTGCGGCAGTCTTCTGGGCAGTTTTGTAGTCACAAATAAATCCAACACGTCAGGCTTTACAATCACCGACACAGATGTGCAGTTTACAGCGGTGTCAACATCTTCACAGGGCCCTATACTTGCGGTACGTTCGGCAAACAAGATAGATGTAACCGATTATGCAGCTATAAACCTTGATGCAAGAGTGGCGGAAAATGACGGCATGGGAACATATGTATGCCTGACAACTGCAAATATCAATGTATACAACCCAACTGAAATAGTTTCGGGCACACAGGTGACCATAACCAACACATCAAGCCATAAAAAAACAATAAATGTATCTAACCTGAGCGGAAGCTACTATCTGTGTTTTGTGCTGGCAGGTGCAATAACTCACGGCAGCAACACGATATATGCAAACAACATAACAATGGAATAG